CAGATGCGATCACGAACATCAAGAACAGCGTCGGCATCCTTTCCGACGAGACGCTTGTTGCCCAACACCCGTGGGTCACGGATGTGCAGGAGGAACTGGATAGGATCCGGAAGCAACGGGAAGAGGATGAGCAACGGTTCGCGGATGGATACGGTCAGCAGTCCAACCAACAGCTGCCCGATGACGGTGAGCAAGCATGAAGTCGGCCGAATACTGGCGCCGCCGCAGCGAGGAGGTCGCCGCCCGGCAATTCTCGAAGGCCGACGCCTACCTGGACGAGCTGGCGCGGGAGTACGAGCGGGCCACGGAAGAGATTCGTCGATCCATCGAAGTGTTCTACCAACGTTACGCGGAGAATGGCGAAGTCAGCATGGCGGAGGCTCGCCGGCAGCTGTCCGGGAAAGAGCTTCGACAGTTCAAAATGACGTTGGAAGAATTCACGGAGAAGGCCAAAAACAACGCCGACGGCCGGTGGACCAAGCAACTGAACGAGGTGTATTACCGCGTCCGTGTGAGCCGGTATGAAGCGCTGTTGACGGAAATTCAGCAGCAGGTTGAGATGTTGGCCGGAAGCCGGCAAGAAGGTATGAGGAAGCTCCTGAGCGACGTTTATGAGGATACTTACTACCGGACGATCTACGAGATCCAGCGCGGGACCGGGTTCGGCGTAACGTTCGCAAAGATCGATCGGGACGCGCTGGAGACGGTCCTCGGAACGCAGTTTGCCGGCAGCAATTGGAGCAAGCGGATCTGGGGCGACCGGGACAAACTGGTCACAGAACTCCGCACGAAGCTGGCGCAGGCGTTCATCCGCGGGGAGTCCGCGGAGCGAACAGCACGGGACCTGGCCGAACGGATGGGCGTGTCTCGTTCCAACGCCGAACGTCTGGTGCAGACGGAAACGGCGTTTTTTGTTGGAGAGGCGACGGCCGCTGGATACCGGGCGAGCGGTGTTGTAGACAAGTACGAGATCTTAGCCACGCTGGACAACAGAACTTCCGAAATTTGCCGCAGCATGGACGGCCGCGTGTTCGCGCTGTCCGAGCGCGAGGTCGGAGTGAATTATCCGCCGCTGCACGCGCGCTGCCGCTCCACGGTCGTGCCGTACTTTGACGACGAGATCGACCCCGGCGAACGGATTGCGCGGGATGAGGACGGGCAGACGTATTATGTGCCAGGTGACATAACGTTTTCGGAGTGGAAAAGGAGGTATGTTGATTCACAAGAAAATGATATAATGGATTATAATAGCCTGATAATTCAAAAAGCAAAGAGCATTTACGAAACCTGGAATCAGAGGGATAGGAAAGAGTTTGTTGACAAGATATTGGCCGAATCGGGCCTCCACCACCTTAAAGCTCGGGTACACGAAATCGATGCGTACGGTCAATGCAGCATTAACTTTAGCGGCCCGACTATGATCGTTAATTCTTTCGAACTCAATTCTAAAGATGGAAGGAGTCTCCCGTACCAGGTTAAGACCGTTTTTCACGAGCTTTTTCATGCAAAGTCTCACGGGTTAAGGCATGATGTGCATCAGATCGGGGTTCAAAATTGGATCTACTTTGACGATGTGTTTGCAGAAGCTTTTTCTCATTATGCGGTCAAAGAGCTGGGTATAACTACGGAAATTGCACCGAGTTATGTGGGGCATCTTGTAAAGACCTTGCCGAGACTTAAAACATTGCCAGAATTCAAAAACGCAAACACGATTGCTGATTTCGGCAAAATCTCATTTGACTATCGGTTCGGAGAAAACCCCAAAGCAACTTGGGGCGATCTAAAAAAGAAAGTGGATCAGGTCAACTTCGATTTCACGCAATACAGCCAGGCCTATCTGAAGTACATCGAAGAAAATGCCGACGAACTGATCGACAAGATGCTTGAAAATATGCCGGATCAAGCAATTTACAAAAATATCATGCTGTCTGACCTGCGCATTGTCATAGAGAGCAACGCGCAAGGTTTCTCTGGACGGCAACGGTTTCTGATGGAAAACCTTGTGATGTTGGCAATGAATCGTTTGGGGGTGAGGGTGCCGTGATATTTGTTCCTGATGACTGGCTCGTGAAAAAAGAAAATATGGACGCCGTTTACGAGATCCTGAACACAGAACTTTATTCGGAGCTTAATCTTTCCGAACGAATTGGTGTGGCGATCCAGAGATTAAAAGACATTGGCGAAGATATATTAGCGAAAAAATTGGAAAACCGCGAAATTATTTTGCCTCTTTGAAGCGCTCTTGCAATAACAAGCTTCTCTTATGGGCTCCGGATGAGACTTCCGGGGCCCTAATCATTGCTCGTTGGCCGGAGCATCACGGCCGCCCATGGCGGTGGGTTACGCCATAAAAACCAAATGGGAGAGTGTTGAAGGTGGACTTAAAAGAACTGTTGGGCGAAGAGCTCTACAATCAGGTTATGGCGAAGCTTGGAGACAAGCATAAAATTGCCATTGTGTCCGATGGGAACTGGATTCCCAAAGACAAGTTCAACGAAGTGAACGAAGCCAAAAAACAAGCGGAGGAAGCACTGAAAGAGCGCGACAAACAACTTGAACAGTTGAAAAAGGATGCCGGCGACAATGCGGAGTTAAAAAAGCAGATCGAACAGCTGCAAGCAGATAACAAAGCCGCGGCCGAGAAGTACGAGGCCAAAATCAAGGACATGGCCGTGACAACGGCGATCAAATTGGCGGTCGCCGGCCAAGTACACGATCCGGACCTGGTGGCCGGGTTATTGGACAAAACCAAAATCGAGATCGACGAGAACGGAAACGTCAAAGCCGGTCTTGAAGATCAGATCAAAGCCCTGCGTGAAAGCAAGGCTTTTTTGTTTGTCGAGAAACAAGACAAAGGGCCGCAATTCAAGGGAGCGACGCCGGCTGACGGCCGCGACTCAGCGAGTGGCGGTGGACAACCACAGCCCCAATCTTTGGCCGATGCTGTGGCCGCATATTACAACAAAACCTAATTGGGAGGTAATGAACGATGCCTGTAACTCTGGCTGAAGCAAAGAAAAATGTACAGGACGCCCTGCAACTGGGTGTCATCGACGAATTCCGGAAATCGAACTGGCTACTGAACAACATCACGTTTGACGATGCGGTATCTCCGACTGGCGGGGGTGCGACGCTGACCTACGGCTACACGCGTCTGGTGACGCAGCCGACGGCCGCATTCCGTGCGATCAACACGGAATACACGCCGCAAGAAGTCACCAAACAGCGCTACACCGTTGACCTGAAAGTATTCGGTGGAGCGTTCGAGATTGACCGGATCATTGCCGGCATGGGTGGAATCATCAGCGAAGTGACGCTGCAGATGCAGCAAAAGATCAAGGCCGCACAAGCGCTGTTCAATGACACTGTCATCAACGGCGACAGCGCGGTCGATGCGAATGCTTTCGACGGCCTCGAAAAAGCGCTCGCCGGCAGTTCGACGGAATTTAATCCGAGCGCGGCAATCGATCTGTCCAGCTCATCCGCGATCGATACCAACTACAAACAGTTTCTGGACCTGATGGATGAATTTCTCGCTCTCCTGGATGGTCGTCCGTCGGCGTTGCTCATGAATAGCAAACTGTGGGCAAAAATTCGTGCCTGCGCACGCCGTTCCAGCGCATACACGGAGACGAAAGATGAATTCGGCCGCAATATTTCGACTTACGATGGCATCCCGTTAATTGATGTTGGAGAGAAACCCGGGTCGAATAATCCGGTAATTCCGGTTGACGGAACGACTGGTGAAACCAGCTTGTATGCGGTTCGCCTCGGTCTGGATGGTTTTCACGGCGTTTCGATGGCTGGCCAGCCGCCGGTCCGCACGTGGCTGCCCGACTTCTCGACGGCCGGCGCCGTGAAGAAGGGCGAGGTCGAAATGGTTGCAGCGGTTGCCCTGAAAGCTACCAAGGCGGCCGGCGTCTTCCGGAAAATCAAGGTTGCGTAAGGAGGCGATCCTCTTGGCGAAGATTTACGCGCCGAATAAACAATACACCGGCGTCTCGGCCAGCGTGACGTTCGTCAACGGGGTCGGAGAAACTTCCGACCCTCATTTGTTGGAGTGGTTCCGGGAGCACGGGTACACCGTGGAGGAAGAGGAAAAGCCCAAACGTGCCAAAGGCGGCGGAGATCATGCCGGCGAGTGAGGCAAGCGTCCTGTCGCTCGTTAAGCTCCGCCTTGGACTCACGGACGAATGGGATGCGCTGGTCAACTCCTACGTTCAGGAGATCGGCCAGCGCATCATGCACTATACCAATCTTTCCGAAATCCCTGCTGAATTGGAATCCACTTGGGCGTCGATGGTGATTGATGCGCTCCGGATTGAGCAGCCGAACCTGCCCGGGATCGCGGAGACAAACGGTGGCGGGGAGGAGATCAGGATCGGCGATACGTCGACGGCCCCGGCC